AGTAGTTGAGTCTTTAAGGATTTATGGTCACGAAACTTATTATTTGCCAAGGCAGATAATAGAAGAAGATACTATACTGAACGAAGATGTTCAGTCTAAGTTTGGTGATGCATACAGTGTTGAAATGTATATTGAAAACGCAGAAGGTTTCGAAGGAGAAGGAGACCTTATGTCCAAGTTTGGTGTTCAAGTTAGAGACCAAGCAACATTTGTCATATCGCTAAGAAGTTGGGAAAGATTCATTTCCCTAGACTCAAACCTTGCAACATCATTTAGACCCAATGAAGGAGATTTAGTTTATTTTCCTTTAAGTGGTTCAATGTTTGAAATTAAATTTGTAGAACACGAAGATCCATTCTATCAAGTTGGTAAACTATTTGTATTTAAACTTAGATGTGAACTCTACGAATACGGTCAAGAAGATTTCGATACAGGTATTGCAGATATAGACTTGATAGAAGACGAACAAGCATACTCATTAAGTATGACAATGGGTAGTGGAAATAATAAAGATTATGTTGCTAATGAGGATATAAAGATAGGTAGCACAGTTGTTGCAGAAGCAGTATCATGGCATCAACCTACTAGTAAACTACTCGCTAAAGACATAACAACAACCCTAGAAGTGAACGATGTATTAGTTGGTGCTGTTTCAGGCGCACAATTTACAATAACATCAATAGATGATAGAATGACATTCTCTAATGATGCGGCTGCTCAGAACTTAGAATTTGAACAGAAAGATACATCGTATCTAGATTTAAGTGAAGTTAATCCGTTTGGAGAACCATAATGATAGAAAAAATAATAGCAAATACTCTTAATATAGACCAAGATGCAGTAAGAGATGAATGTAAACTAGTCGAAGACTTGGGAGCTGACTCTCTTCATGTTGTAGAATTGGTAATGGCAGTAGAAGAAGAATATGGTATATCTGTACCTGATGAAGATGCAGAAAACATATTTACTGTTGGAGATATAAAACAATATGTAGAGGACAATGCATAATGTTCGGAACATATTTCTATAATGAAACTATTAAACGGTGCGTATCAGTATTTGGTACCTTGTTTAATAATATACAATATAAGAAGGTCAAAGCAGATGGAACTGTTTTGACTTCTCCTATTGTTCCGTTATCATATGGACCTAAACAAAAGTTTTTAGATAGAATCGCAGAAGAACCCAATTTATCAGATAAAAATAGAAGTGCAATATCATTACCTCGTATGGCATTTGAACTTACAGGTTTTGAATATGATAGAGAAAGACAACAGAATAAACTTATAAGAGCCGCAAAGTCTACTTATGAGGCAGATGGTAAGAGAGGTTTTCAATACAACCCAGCACCATACAATTTAAACTTTACATTATCTATTCTAACAAAGAATATGAATGATGCATTACAGATAGTAGAACAGATTCTTCCATACTTTCAACCAGAATATACAGTCACAATGAAAATGGTAGATTCAATGCCTGATAATAGAGATGTACCTGTCATTTTAAATAGTGTATCTTTTCAAGATGACTATGAAGGTTCATTTGAAGATAGAAGAATTATAGAATATACTTTAGACTTTACAATGAAAACATACTTCTTTGGACCTGTATACACTGGTAATATTATTAAGAATGTTATTGAAAGAACTTATCTTGGAGATGGACAAACTGCATTTTCAACATCTGAGATAACTGCCGCTGGTCTAATTAAAGAAGTTAAACACTATGAACCTGCATTTGGAGAAAGATGTAATGCAGTATCTAATTCAACTACGGTAACCTTTGCAACTGCAATAAACAGTAAGATAAGTGTTGCAGACGAGGTGTTTGGAACAAACTTATCAACTAATCCAACCATTGCATCTATTCACGCTAACAAATTATCAATGGTATTATCAGCTGCTATAACAGTTGATGCAAACACACTACTTAAATTTGTTGGTTCAGTAGACCCAGCAGATACATTTGTTGTTGCAGAAAATGTGACATATTATGATGATGGAGCAAGATATACTTTTGCTGATGAAGACAATACTTAATTATGAACGAAATAGACCAGAAATTGGATGATATTCTAAATATCTCATCTGATATTAAAAAAGAAACACAAGTAGTTAAACTTCCTTCTCGACATGAGAATATGGAAACAGACTATAGATACGCCAGAGAAAACCTTTATGACCTAGTAGAACGAGGTCAAGATGCCATAGATGGTATATTACAACTTTCAAAAGAAACGGAACATCCTCGTGCATACGAAGTCGCAGGCCAATTAATTAAAACTGTTGGAGAAACAGCAGAGAAGTTAATAGACCTTCAACAAAAATTGAAGAAGTTAGAAGGCGAAGACACCAAAGTTGGGACACAACATAATCATTTATATGTTGGTTCAACATCTGAGTTGCAGAAGTTCTTGAAGAAAGAAAAGAAAAAGAAATAATGGTTAAAGCTAAAAACGAAGGTTATCTTGGAAACAACCTTATAAAACGAGCAGGTGTAGAGAGCAAATACACCGAAGAAGAGATAGCAGAATATCAAAAATGCACCAACGACCCTTGCCATTTTATCGAAACTTATACACAAATTATATCACTAGATGAAGGTCTTGTGCCTTTTAACCTTCGTGGTTATCAAGAGGAGTTGGTACATCACTTTGATAAGAATAGATTTAGTGTTGTATTAGCTGCTAGACAGTCAGGTAAATCAATAACATCATGTGCATACTTATTGTGGTACCTTCTATTTACACCAGAAGTCACTGTGGCTATTCTAGCGAATAAAGGGGCAATCGCAAGGGAGATGGTAGCCAGAATTGTTACCATGTTGGAAACCGTGCCATTCTTCTTACAACCAGGCGTAAAGATACTGAATAAAGGTAATATAGAGTTTGGTAATGATAGTAAATTAGTGGCGGCCGCAACAAGTTCAAGTTCAATTCGTGGTATGTCAATCAATATGTTGTATCTAGATGAGTTCGCTTTCGTAGAAGATGCAGAAGTATTCTATACTGCGACATATCCTGTGGTAACATCTGGTAAAGATTCTAAAGTTATTATTACATCTACTGCAAATGGTGTAGGTAATATGTTCCATAAGATATATGAAAGTGCGGTTCATGGCAATTCAGAATATGCAAATTTTGTAATAAACTGGTATGATGTACCAGGTCGAGATGAAGAATGGAAAGAACAAACAATCGCAAATACCTCAGAAGCACAATTCGAACAAGAGTATGGTAATAGTTTCTTAGGTACTGGTAATACACTTATCAATGCAGACACCTTATTAGGTATGAGGGCATTAGATGGAGAATGGAAAAGAGGTGGTTTAACTGTTTATGAGAAACCAAAAGAAGGACATAATTATATTACAACTGTAGATGTTTCGCAAGGGAGAGGTATGGATTTCTCTACATTTAGTGTATTTGATATCACTATGAGACCTTTTAAACAAGTTTGCACATTTAGAGACAATATGGTTAGCCCTTTACTCTTTCCGGATTTAATAAATAAGTATTGTAGTAGATATAATGAATCTTTAGTTATTATAGAAAATAACGCAGAAGGTTCGTTAGTTGCTACTCAATTACACTATGATATCGAATACCCTAATGTCTTCACTCAAGGTTTAACAAAAGCAGAAGATATTGGTATTACGATGTCGAGAAAGATTAAAAGAGTAGGTTGTTCTACTCTAAAAGAACTTCTCGAAGAAAATAGACTCGTTGTAGTAGATAGACCCACAATAACAGAACTAATGACATTTGTTCATAAGGGGTCGTCATTCGAGGCAGACAGAGGATATCATGACGATATGGTCATGAATTGTGTTCTTTTCGCATGGTTTGTCACCACCGAATTTTTCACACACTTAACGGATACTGCTGTAAAGGACTTATTATATTCTGAACAACAGAAAATGATAGAAGATGATTTGTTACCAGCAGGAGTATTTGGGGAACAGAACAACGATGAAACATTTGTGGACGCAGACGGACAATTATGGTCTACAGAAGGTTTAAAGTAGTTCTTAGATAAATAAAATATATAAATAAAAGTGTAAACAACTTTTACAATGTAAAAATACATTAACAGGAGAAAAGTATGGCATTTCAAGTTTCACCAGGCGTTCAAGTCAAAGAGATTGACTTATCGAATGTTGTCCCAGCAGTATCCTCAACAAGAGGGGCTTTCGCTGGCTTATTCCAATGGGGTCCTGTTGATGAAGTAAAAACAGTTTCAGACGGACAACAGTTAGTTGATGAATTTTTCCAACCGGCTAATACAGACGCTGGAGCCGAAGACTTCTATTCAGCAGAATCTTTCTTGAGATATGGTTCTTCATTAAGTGTTGTAAGAATATCTAACACTGGATTATTCTCAGCTAACGCTAGTGGGAACGGCGCAACATTATTAAAACACTCTGATGATTACACAAATACTTTCAAAAGTGGTGGTAGTGCAGGTACAGTAGGAAAATGGACATCTAGATTCGCAGGTTCTTTAGGAAACTCTCTTAAAGTTTCAGTTTGTGCATCTAGTGACGCTTACTATAATGATAACGCATCTTTAATAAACAATAGTTCAAATTACGCAATTGGGGCAACAACTGTCACAGTTGATAATGGCGCTTTGTTTGTTGTTGGAGATATCATTAAGTTCGCAGCTCACACTAATCTATATAAGATTACGGCAATTTCCTCTCATAACTTAACTATCGAAGCTTTAAACCAACCTGCTGGCACAGGCCTAGTAGCTGCTGTCGCTGATAATTCAGCTGTAGACAGATATTGGGAACACTACGCATTATTCGACAAGGCACCAGGAACATCTGCTCACGCAACATTGATTGGCGCTGTAAATGACGAAGTTCATGTTGTCGTAATAGACGAAGACGGTGCAATAACAGGTACAAAGGGCACAGTATTAGAAGCTCATGGTTTCTGCTCGTTGGCTACAGACGCTAATGACAGTGTTGGTAACTCTAATTATTATAGAGATGTAATCGAAAGAGATTCAAAATATGTCTATTGGTCAGGACACTCAACAGCAATGTTGGCAAGTGCTGCTGAACATAGAACAATGGCAACCGCAGTAGGAACTGCGTTTGGCAGACCCGCTTTACCTGAGTTATCATCATTAAGTGGTGGTGCAGATGGTAGGGCAAACCCAACTGTTGGTCAAAAAACAGATGCATGGGATAAACACTTTGCAGATGGCGAGTTAATCGACATCTCTTTCCTCATCGTAGGTTCAACATCTACTGATGCTGGGGGTGGTTCAGAGTCCGCACAAGATACAGTTGCAGACCATAACAGTATAGTAAACAGTGCTATCTTAATTGCAGAAGCAAGAAAAGATTGCATGGTAGTTGCTTCGCCAAGAAGAGCATCCGTAGTAAATGTATCTTCCGAATCAACTCAGGCAACTAATGTTAAAGCAGATTTCGCATCAGTGACTTCTAGTTCATATTGTGTTCTAGATAGTGGTTGGGTATACCAATACGAAAGATACAACGACAAATACTGTTGGATTCCAGGTAACGGACATACCGCAGGTATTATGGCAAGAGCAGACTTACTGCAAGACCCATGGTATTCACCTGCTGGATTCGCAAGAGGACAATACATGGGTATTACTAAACTTGCGTTTAATCCGAAACAGGCATCAAGAGATGACTTGTATCGTGCAAGAATTAACCCAATAGTCACATTTCCTGGACAAGGAACTGTACTATTTGGAGACAAGACTGCATTAAGTTCACCTTCTGCATTTGATAGAATCAATGTAAGAAGATTATTCATCACTTTAGAAAAGGCTATTTCAACTGCCGCTAAGGCTCAATTGTTTGAATTCAACGATTCATTTACAAGGGCACAATTTAGGGCTGCTGTAGAACCTTTCTTAAGAGATGTTAAGAACAGAAGAGGTCTAATAGACTTCTCAGTTGTTTGTGACGAAACAAACAATACAGATGCTGTTCAAGATAGAAACGAATTCGTTTGTTCAATATTCTTGAAACCAACTAAATCAATTAACTACATAACATTGAACTTTGTCGCCGCTAAGAGTGGTGTTCAGTTCGAAGAAATTTACGGCGCAGTTTAAGGAGTATAAGTAAATGGCAAGTATAGACCAATTTAAAGCACAATTACTCGGCGGAGGCCCTAGAGCAAACCGTTTTAGAGTTTTTATACCTAGAACAGGCAATAAGATTGAATTCTTATGTCAGTCTGCACAAATTCCTGCTGCTACTGTAGGTGTAGTTGAACAACAGTTCAGAGGACATATTCTAAAACTCGCAGGAGATAGAACATTTGAACCTTGGACCGTGACGATTATTAATGATGTAGAATTTTCATCAAGAACTGCCTTAGAGTCTTGGCAAACAGATATCCAAGAATTAGACAGTGGTGAAGGTATGACTTCATTAGACTACTTAGTAGACAGAGCATTTGTTGAACAATTAAATAAAGACGACTCAGTTCTTGCGAGATACGAATTCTTTAACATGTTTCCAACCTCTATAGGTGCTATTGACTTATCATATGAGACAGTCGATGCATTGGAGACCTTTGATGTTGAATTCCAGTATTCTCATTGGGAAAGAGTCCTTTAATTTAGTGAATAACTCCCCCTTTAGGGAGTTATAAATATTATTATGGAAATTTTTGGGTTTGAAATCACTCGTAAGAAAGACGAGTTAAGAGTAAAAGATGTAGCAAAGAAGTCAGCGGCTTCTTTTGTTGCACCTGTTGAGGATGATGGAACTCCCATTATCCAACAAGCACCAGGTGGTTTCATATCAGGTGGAGCATATGGTTCCTATATTGATATGGAAGGCGGTATCAAGAATGAGGTCGCACTCATTACAAGATACCGTGAAACATCTCTGGTTCCAGAATGTGATATTGCTATCGAAGATATAGTAAATGAATGTATAGTTTCAGATACCCAAGATAGAATAGTCTCATTAGACTTAAGAGATGTAGAATTGTCAGACAGCATCAAAACCAAGATGCATGACGAATTTAAGGGGATTCTCTCCTTAATGAAATTTCATCAAAATTCTCATGAACTATTCCGAAAGTGGTATGTTGACGGCAGGATTTATTTCCATAAAGTCGTTGACAGTAAAAGACCACAGCAAGGTATGGTTGATATAAGAAATGTCGACCCCTTGAAAATCAAGAAGGTTAGAAATGTCGAGAAAGAGAAAGACGCTAAAACCAAGATTGATATAATAAAGAAAGTTGAAGAGTTTTATATCTTCAGCGATAAAGGTTTCGATAAAGGTAGTGCCAGTGAGGGCTCTACAGTAAGAATCGCACCAGAGGCAGTAAGTTATACAACTTCTGGTATGTTAGATTACACTAAGAATGTAGTCATAGGTTACTTACACAAAGCATTGAAGACTGCGAATCAGTTATCAATGATGGAAGATGCACTTGTTATCTATAGGATTTCAAGGGCACCAGAAAGAAGAATTTTCTACATTGATGTAGGAAACCTTCCAAAGGCAAAGGCAGAACAGTATCTTGCAGATACTATGAACAAGTATAGAAATAAACTTGTTTATAATGCAGATACAGGCGAAATCAAAGATGATAGACGCCACATGTCAATGTTGGAAGATTTCTGGTTACCTAGAAGAGAGGGAGGTCGAGGAACTCAGATTGAAACTCTTCCAGGTGGCATGAATCTTTCAGAGATAGAAGATATAGAATACTTCAAGAAGAAGTTGTATCGTTCTCTAAATGTACCTATCTCAAGACTTGAAGCTGATAATGGTTTCAATATGGGTAGGGCATCTGAGATATCTAGAGATGAACTTAAGTTTAATAAGTTCACAAAGAGATTACAGACTAAGTTTGCAAGACTCTTTACAGATTTACTCAGAACACAAATGATATTGAAAAACATTGTGTCAGGAGAAGAGTTCGATGCATTTAAAGATTTTATATATTATGATTTTGCGACAGATAATCACTTCCAAGAATTGAAAGAGGGAGAAATTATCAGAGAAAGATTAGATACTCTTTCACAGGCAGAATCATTTGTTGGTAAGTATTTTTCTGATGAATATATCAGAAAACATATACTTCGTTTCTCAGAAGACGATATCGCTAGAATACAAGGCGAAATGGATAGTGAGGGACATAGTGAAGAAGAAGGAGATGAATTCTAATGTCAGAAATTAGTAAACAGATAGTAGACCAGATTGAATCTGGTAAATTAAACGATGCACGAGAAACTATAAATCAAGGCATCAAACAAAAGGCTGCTGACGCTGTCGACATGAAAAGAGTTGAAATGTCAGTAGATTGGAACAATGGCGAAGACTTGGGAACAGATAATAACGATTCTGAATGAGGCAAAGTTTAAATTTCCTCGTGACCAGAAAGAAGTTAAGAAGGAGACTCAAAAGGTCGCCGGTAAAACTCTCGACATAAGGTTCGGAGAGGATAAACGAGGCAAAGTTCATGTCTATATAGATGGTGTTTCAATGGGAGACCCATATATAAATATGAAGGCTGCTGAGAAAGAGATGAAGAATATTAAGAATGTAATTAGACAGATGGGTGAAGAAGACATCTCAAAACATGATATACTAACAGTAATTAGGGAGTCAAATACATGAAATTAATATCAGAATTTACAGACTATCAAGTCGCACCTGTAATAGTCGAAGAGAACGAAAAGGGTGAAAAAGAATACTTCATAGAAGGAGTATTCATGCAGGCAGAAATAAAAAACAGAAATGGTCGTGTATACCCTAAAGCCGTAATGGCAAAAGAAGTAAACCGATATGTAAAAGAGTTCGTAAAAAAAGACAGAGCATTCGGTGAGTTGGGACATCCAGACGGTCCAACAATCAATTTAGACAAAGTATCTCACATGATTACCAAACTAGAAGAAGATGGTAATAACTTCATGGGGAGAGCAAAGATTTTATCAACACCAAACGGTCAGATTGTAAGAAATCTGATTAATGACGGTGCAAAACTAGGAGTATCTTCTCGTGGTCTAGGTTCACTAGAACAACGAGGTGGTGCTCAATATGTTAAAGACGATTTTCAATTGGCAACTGCCGCTGATATCGTTGCAGACCCTTCCGCTCCAGAGGCTTTCGTAGAAGGCATCATGGAAGGAGTAGAGTGGGTCTATGAATCTGGTATTCTTAAAGCACAAGACGCCGAACAAATGCAGAAAGATTTAAAAGCTGCAAGGCTTAATAAACTTGAAGAAACCAAATTAATTTTATGGAAAAAGTTCGTAGAGAACCTATAATATATAAATAAAAGAGTTAAGCTAAAACTCAAACAGGAGAAACAAATGGCAGATTTAGAAAAAAACCTAGAACAGGCAATAGAAGAGGCTCTTCAGCCAGATTCTAAAGCTCAAAAAGGTGACTCAAAACCTGTTAAGCAAGGTTCATCTGATGCCGCTAAAATTGAAAGTGGTAAAGGTGAAGTCGTCAAACCAGAAGAAAATCCTGTTGACAAAGCAGTTGCATCTATTAAAAGTGCAGAGAAAGGAACCAAAGAAGTGAGTGGTGACGCTCAACAGAAAGGGGAAGCTCCTGCCGAGAAGCAACCTAAGTTGAAAAAAGTAAAAGAGGAAGAAGATAAAGATTCAGAAGATACAATCGCTGAAGAAGCTCCTTCCAAAATGCAAACAATCAAGGCTATGGTCAACACTATGAAGGATATGAGTAAAGAAGACTTACAGACTATGTATTCAGAAATGGTACAGTCTGAGGACGAAACTCAAGAGGTTGACGAATCCTTGACTAAAGCAGAAATTGCAAGAAATATCGTAGAATTCTTAAAGGGTTCAGACGAAGAAACAGTTGCAGAAACTTATTCGAAGCTTGAAGAAAAAGTAGCTAAAGAAGAAGACGAAGGTGACGAAGAAGAAGACGAAGACGAAGATGATGAAGACGAAGAAGAAGTTGATGAAAAGAAAACTACTAAAGAGTCTACAGAAGTTGAGTCTGAGTTAGTTGAGATGGAAATAGAAGACGACCTAGAGAAAATCTCAGAAGCACTTGAACTATCAGAAGAAAATTCTGAGAAAGCAAGAACTATCTTCAAAGCCGCTGTATCTTCAAAAGTTGCTGAAATCAAAGAAGAATTAGAAACAACTTACGAGAAGAATTTAGAAACCTCAGTAGATAAAGTCAAAGAAGACCTCGCAGAGGCCGTTGACAAATATCTATCCTATTGTGCAGAAGAGTGGACGAAAGAAAACGAACTTGCAATCGAAAGAGGTTTGAGGTCAGAAATGACAGATAACTTCATCGAAGGACTTAAAACATTGTTCGTAGAACATTATGTTGAAGTTCCAGAAGATAAGTACAATGTTATTGATGAACTCGCAAATCGTCTTGATGAGATGGAAGAAAAACTCGACAGTGAAGTCCAGAAGAATATGGATGTAGTTGCTGAGAACGACCAACTCAAAAGAGGCAATGTGATTAGAGAGGCATGTAATGACCTAACTGAATCACAAACAGAGAAGATGGTTTCTCTTGCAGAAGGTGTAGACTTCACAAGTGCTGAAGACTTTAGTGATAAAGTTGAAGAACTTAAGAATGCTTACTTTCCAAAAGAAGAAGACATCGCAGAAGAAACGAGAGTAGAAGAAGGAACTGGTGAATTTACTTCAAGTGAAGAAACTGTTCTAGATCCTACTATGACTCAGTATTCATCTGCAATTAGTAAACTACAACCATTAGGTTAAATTTAAAGGAAATCAGAAATGTTTTTATCAGAAAATTTACAAGAAAAGTGGAGCCCTATTCTAGAGCACTCCGATTTACCTAAAATCGAAGACAACTACAAAAGAGCCGTCACTGCTGTAATCCTAGAAAACCAAGAGAAGGCACTTGCAGAAGACCGCCAAACTCTTGAGGAAGCAGCACCTTTAAATGCTACTGGCACTGGAATTAGTAATTGGGATCCTATCCTAATTTCACTAGTTCGAAGAGCTATGCCAAATCTCGTTGCTTACGACATTTGTGGTGTTCAACCAATGACTGGTCCTACAGGACTTATCTTCGCTATGAAAGCAAGATACCAAGATTACCCTTCAGGTACAAGATTAGCAAATTCAGAAGCTATGGGTGTTAATGAGCCGAGAACTGCTCATTCAGCCGCAGCTAACACTGACAACGCTGGTGTTGATGCTGATCCAGAAGGTGATCCATTTGCTGGTGGTAGTGCGTATCAAAACGCTACTTCTACTGGTATGAGCACAGCTACAGCTGAAGCATTAGGCGATGCCGCTAATAACGCATTTGCTGAAATGTCATTCACAATTGAAAAATCAACTGTGACTGCTGTATCCAGAGCATTAAAAGCAGAATACACTCTAGAACTTGCACAAGACTTAAAAGCAATCCACGGTCTTGACGCTGAATCTGAGTTAGCAAACATTCTTTCAAGTGAAATACTTGCAGAGATTAACAGAGAAGTTGTAAGGGAAGTAAACAACCAAGCAAAAACTGGTGCAGCCGCAACAGCAACTGCTGGTACTTTCAACTTAGATGTTGACGCTAACGGAAGATGGTCAGTTGAGAAGTTCAAAGGTTTATTGTTCCAAATCGAAAGAGAATCAAACACAATTGCAAAAGAAACTCGTAGAGGAAAAGGTAACTTTATCCTTTGCTCAAGTGATGTTGCATCTGCTCTTTCAATGGCTGGTGTATTAGATTACGCACCTGCACTTTCCACTAACTTGAATGTTGATGACACAGGCAATACTTTCGCCGGTGTTCTTAACGGAAGAGTTAAAGTATATGTTGATCCATATGCTGGCGCAGACTACATGACAGTTGGTTATAGAGGTACTAACCCTTATGACGCTGGTATGTTCTATTGCCCATATGTTCCATTACAAATGGTTCGTGCTGTTGGCGAAAATACTTTCCAACCTAAAATCGGTTTCAAAACAAGATACGGAATGGTTTCAAACCCATTCGTAGGTGCTACACCTGCTAACGGTCTTGCGACTGATGGAACTAACCAATACTACAGAAAAATGGTAGTTTCTAACATTATGTAAGAAACTCTATTGTAGTAGAACTACAGTTCAAAGTTAAAAGGGGTCTTTCGAGACCCCTTTTTTTATGCACTAAATATAAAGTATCATTAAGATACAGACATAACACACATACACACAGGAGGAAATTATGTCACAACCAAAATCAGGCTTCGAAATCAGAGCCGACTTACTAAACCAAGCACAAGGTCTCTTAGAAGGAAACCTCTACAGAGATAATGAGGCTATTGGTATTCACAATGAAAACTTCCCAAACGATAAAAGGGCACTAGGTGACCAATTCGTTTCTACGGAAGAAGTCATTGCGACTGCTAGACAGTTGAATGAGTTCGTTAATGAGAAGTAAATACTTTTATTAACTAAGAAAGGGGACTACGGTCCCCTTTTGCATAAATAGTAGCATGGGTATAAAAACAGATATAAACAAATCGATTCTAAATAAAAATAACTTTAGACTTCTAATAGATAAAGTCCCTACTGTAGAATATTATGTTAGAACAGTAAACATACCAGGTGTTCAGTTTGGAGAAACAGTTCAACCTGCTGGTGTTGGTTTAGAAGCTTTCTTTCCAGGCGATAAGGCATCATTCGATACATTAGAAGTATCATTCTTAGTAGACGAAGACTTACAGAACTTTGTAGAGATATACAATTGGATAGACTCTATAGTTCCTTTAAGTGATCCAGAATTGTATGGAACATTTACCGGAACTGCAAAATCAGGTACAAATGTTTTACAATCTACTGCAAATGACTTAAATCAATACTCAGATATAACACTAGTTATCAACACAAATAAAAATATCGCAAACAGATATATTAGATTCCATGATGCATTTCCTATTGCATTAGGTTCAATTGAACTAGAATCTGGTGCTGATGCAGAACCAGCACTAGTTAATGTATCATTTAGATTCTCATACTACGACATAGCAACCAAGTCTTAAAACCCCTTATAAATACTACTATATTGTGTTATAATGGTATATTATGAACTTACAAGAACTTAAAGCTGAGTGGGAAAAGGATTGCATTATTGATGATATAGAACTTGATTCTGCATCTTTAGAAGTTCCCAAACTCCACGCAAAATATTCAGACGAACTAACCAACAAAGTATTACTACTTAAGAAGTTAAACACTGACTACAACGAACTATTAAAGTATAAGTGGTTGTGGTTTACAGGTAAGTTAGATGACGATACTATAGAGAAGTTTGGTTGGCAAAAAGACCCATTCGATGGTCTTAAAATCATGAAGAATGATATGAATTACTTCTTCAATTCAGATGAAGATTTAGTTAAATTAAAATCTAAAATAGAATATCTTGAAGTCACTGTAGACTTCATTAAGAGATGTATGGATAATATCACATGGAGACATCAAACAATCAGAAACACCATTGAATGGCGCAAATTTATGGCGGGTCAATAATGATATTAAGACAATATTGTGTAGTCTTTCCTAATTATTTTACACCACACGAAGTTGATAAGATACACGCAGTTGCAAATCAAATAGAAACTCTTCCAGGTCTTATTGGTAATAAAGATGTGGATCCAGATTCACCTGATCCATTGGAAGGTAATGATGATAGATACATCAGACAATCAGAAATTAAATGGATAGAGCACAGTGTCATGCCCAATGAGATTCAACAAAGAATTACAGATGGAGTAAATCAAGCAAGTATAGATGCAGATTGGTTGCATCAGTGGGACCATGTAGAAAATCATCAATATACAATTTACAAACATAGACCAGATGAACCAGTCACAGGAGATTTCTATACATGGCATACAGATGCCGGTGAAGGTGACCAATCGCCTGGTGGTAGAAGAAGAAAACTTAGTTCAACAATTCAATTATCAGATGCAGATGAATATGAGGGAGGCAACTTTCAATGGATTGAACCAGCAGGCTTATTTGATAAACTCAAAGCAACAGGTTCTCAGAACATCAATGTGGATCCATATATCAAGACAGCACCTTTCAGTGCAAAGGCACGAGGAACACTTATCGTATTTCCTTCATTTGTGCATCACCAAGTCACGCCGGTGACACGAGGAACAAGAGTATCTCTAGTTAGTTGGTATCATGGTCAACCCTATGTCTAATCAAGTTATCGTCTCAAAGGTAGACGAATGTTTTATGAAAGTCGAATGTGACGATGGTCTTGCACGAGACTTATACGACTTCTTTTCGTTTACAGTTCCAAATGCTAAGTTCATGCCTTCTTATAGAAATAAGTATTGGGATGGCAAAGTCAGACTGTTTTCAATAAAAACTCGTAAGATTTACATAGGACTATTACCCTATGTTGACGAGTTTTGTAGAGAAAGAGGTTTCGATTTTAGTGGTATAGAAGATGTAATAGGAGAGAAACAAAGAGCAACAGAAGAGTTGCATCAGTTTATAGAAGAACTAAATTTACCTTTCTCACCTAGAGATTATCAGATGGAAGCATTTAGAACTGCTGTGCAATATGGCAGACAACTTCTTTTATCTCCAACTGCAAGTGGTAAATCATTAATCATTTATATGTTGGCAAGATACTATAATAAGAAAACTGTAATCATAGTTCCAACAACATCATTAGTAGAACAAATGGCGAAAGATTTTGTAGAGTATGGTTATAAAGAACCTATCTGTAAGATATATCATGGTCAAGAAGTGTTCGATGCACCTATAACAATTACTACATGGCAATCATTTAGTAAAGCACCCAAGAAGGTAATGCAAACATTCGACATGGTTGTCGGAGACGAAGCACACTTATTTAAGGCAACAACACTTAAAGGTATCTTAGAGAAGATGAAGTCTACTGCAATTAGAATAGGTACAACAGGAACATTAGATGGTTCAGAAGTTCATAGACTACAGTTAGAAGGTTTGTTTGGACCTGTTAAGAAAGTTGTATCATCTTCCGAACTTATGGAAAAGGGAACAATTGCACAAATTAATATTGATTGTGTCATACTATGTCATACCAAAATGAAGAAAATGTCATATCAAGAAGAGATGGACTATCTTGTTTCTAATGAGAAAAGAAATATGTTCATATTGAATTTAGTTAAGAGTTTAAAGGGAAACACACTTGTACTGTTCCAGTTTGTTGAAAAACATGGTGTAAAGTTATTTGATATGATGTCTAATGCAGACATGGGTGGAAACTTACATTATGTTTATGGTGGAACAGATACAGAAGATAGAGAGTCAGTTAGAGAAATTGTTGAGAGAAATAAAGAAGATACTATACTTGCATCATATGGAACTTTTTCGACAGGTATTAATATAAAACGAATTGATAATATCGTTTTTGCAAGTCCTTCCAAGTCAAGAATACGAAACCTACAGTCTATTGGTAGGGGTCTTCGTAAAGTGGAAGGTAAAGATAGTATGAGGTTATTTGATATCGCAGACGACTTAGGGTATCAAAATTATACCCTTGTTCACTTAAAGGAACGCATAAATACTTATAACGAGGAGAATTTTCCTTATGAACTCAAACAATTCGAGCTTAAGTAAATGGCAATACCATCAGATTTAATACCTGAAAGATACGAAGTTATCAAACTTAAGAATGGTGCTGAAGTTGTTGGAATGACCAGAGACTTAGGAGACACAATTGAGATAACATTACCAATGATATGTCAGTTGTCTTTAATTCCAGGCACACCAAGAACTAATGCAGTGTTTTATCCTTATGCACCATTAAGCGCTGAAGAGAAAGTCAATATACCGAAGTTTGAAATAGTTCATAGAAATCTAATGAACGAGCAATTCGTTCCTTATTACGATAATGCATCTTCTAAGTGGATGGATATGATTGAGAATAAATCTATACCATTGGCCAACGCAGAAGATTTAAAAGTGCAAGAGGTGATGAGAAGACACATAGATAGATTACTACAAGATGAGAAGGCGATATTCTCAGCACCAGATGCAGAATTCATAGAAGAAATGTTAGAAGATATGACAGAAGATGATTTCGAAGAATTCAAATACGCATTACCACCCAAAGACAAAAAGAAGTTTCACTGATGAAAATCAAAGCTCGACTCATTCGAATTCTCGAATGGTTACTTTTAAGAGTGACTAAATGGAAATGAATAAAGAATACAAATTTAAACCACTTGCAGGTTGGGACGATACAACTAGTTGGCTAACAATAGCTTTCATGTTTGTTTACTTTACAACTGCTGGAATATGGGCTTTTCGATAAGATTCATTAGTTTATAAATATCTGCTGTATTACTCAGATAATACACCTGTGTTTAATTTTAAATCTAAGGAATCGATGAAATTTTTAAGTATACTATTCTTAGTAATCTTTGCAGTTAGTTGTGCTTCAACTCAAACAGTTGCGACACCAGAAAAGAAAAAAGAGATGAAAAGAGATACCATTGAAGTCTGTACCGGCACTTCACCAAGACATTTAATCTGTCACGAAACAATCTACTAATGTTTGACAAAATACCAGTATGGGTTGTAGGCACTCTTGTCTACGGCATAGGTGGTTCACTCTTCTTCATAATATTATTTTACACATAGTTGTTATTTTAAAACAAAAAGTTTACTAAATAGATTGTGTATAATTCTCGTGAATATACAATTATAATTACTATTAATAACGGAGAAACCATGACCACGGCAATTTTAAACATTGCGAAGAGCATGGTGGGCGAATTTGAAGACCCAAGAGAAGTTCTACCAAGAATCATCAAAGAACTTGAGTTCCTAACACTATTGACTCTTCCAATATTATTACCATTTGGAATAATGTACCTAGCAACTTGGAGGTTCTAGATGAAAGAGTTTTTGGACTATTGGGCTAACATATGGGAGTTTTGTAAGCAGGAGCCAGTATGGGCAGCTGCTTTCTTCTTTTGTGGATATATAATAGGAGTAGTCTATTTCCATTAGACTGCTAATAGCTATCCTATCCGCTGGCACAAAGCTATAATATCACGAAATCCTTCTTATAACAAGGGGGTTTTTAAAATAAATAAATAAAAATAAGGGAGAAAAACCCCTTACATTATAGCATTAACCCTAGTATAATAGACCACATGGCAAAAACTAAAAAACAAAGTGAACATTATGTTAATAACAAAGAGTTCACAGCCGCAGTCGCCGAACATAACGCCGCCGTTAAACTCGCCGAGGAAGAGGGCAGAACCCCACCACAAATGTCAAATTACATAGGAGAGTGTATCTATAAGATTGCAACTCGACTATCTACACGACCAAACTTTATAAACTACACTTACAGAGATGAAATGATATGTGATGCAATCGAGAATTGTATTCAGTATATTAAGAACTTCAATGTAGAAAAATCTAACAACGCATTTGCATATATTACACAAATTTGTTATTACGCCTTTCTAAGAAGGATACAGAAAGAGAAGAAACAAGTTTTCATTAAGCAACAAGTAATATCAGATATCACCGCACATACATTCGATACAATAGATGGCGATACTTCTGGTATGCATAATACTAATGTTGAGTGGATGCAAGACAATATGAACCGTGTTCAATACGAACCAAGAAAATCAAAACGAAAAAAAGTACAGAAAGATAAAGGCTTAGATAAATTTACTGAATGAAAATAGCGATACTCAACGACACTCATGCAGGTGTTCGAGGAGATATGTTAGAGATGGCCAAATATCAAGGCCGATTCTATGAGGAAGTATTCTTCCCATATCTCGATGAAAATAACATTGGACACATTTTACATCTCGGAGATTACTTCGATAGAAGAAAGTATGTAAACTTTGCAAGTCTAAAATCAAATAGAGAACATTTTATAGACCCTATGCTAGAAAGGGGTATTACTATGGACTTGATTATTGGTAATCATGATACCTATTATAAGAATACCAATGAAGTAAACTCACCAGACTTATTATTGTTCGAACACGATAATATAAGTGTTATAACAGAACCTACAGTAAGAGAATACGATGGAGTTAATCTTGCACTTGTTCCTTGGATTAATAATGAGAACTATGCAGATAGTGTAGACTTCTTATTAAATGCCAATGCAGATACATGTTTTGGTCATTTCGAAATAGAGGGCGCTTTAATGATGCCTGGAATGACAAGTCAACATGGTCTAGACCACACATATTTAAAACGATTCGACAAAGTTTATAGTGGTCACTTTCATCAAAAATCAGAACTTAAGAATATCAGGTATCTAGGAAGTCAGATGCAATTCACATGGTCAGATTATGGAGATGAAAAATACTTCCACATATTTGATACAGATACAAGAGAAATAACTCCTGTTCATAATCCATTAACTATGTTCGAAAAGTTATTCTATGATGATACAAAAGAAACTTTTGAAACAATATCAAATAAAGATTACAGTAAATTCACAGGCAAATTTGTGAAGATGATAGTAGTCAATAAAGACAATCCATATTGGTTTGATTCTATGGTCGACAAATTACATGCCGCTAATCCATTGCATGTTGTTGTCGTAGATGACCATAAACATATGGACTTAATGGACGATAAAGAATTAGAAGGAGTAGAAGACACTCTTACTATATTAGAAAAGTATATTGATGGACTAGAAATACAAGGTCAGAAAAAACCCCTATTCGAATTAATGACTTCGTTATATAATGAAGCATTAGACGAACATAATTATCTATGATTAATTTTAAAAAGATCCGATACAAGAATTTGTTATCGGCAGGAAACACTTTTACTTCCATAGACTTAGACAGGTCGCAAACAACTCTTATTGTTGGTGATAATGGTGCTGGTAAATCTACATTGTTAGATGCATTATGTTTTGGTTTATATGGAAAAGGGTTTAGAAACTTAAAGAAAGACTTGTTGGTTAATTCTATCAATGGTAAAGAGTTGATAGTAGAGATAGAATTTCAGATTGGAAGAAAATTATATAAAGTTATAAGAGGCGCTAAACCAAATAAGTTTGAGTTATATGTCAATGATTCATTAATCAATCAAGATGCAACGATGAGAGATTATCAAGAACATTTAGAGAAGAACATTCTTAAGATGTCCTATCGTTCATTTACCCAAGTCGCAGTATTAGGTTCTGCTAACTTTACTCCGTTTATGCAGTTAAAGTCGGTAGAGAGAAGAAGACTTGTGGAAGATTTACTAGACATATCAATCTTTTCTACAATGCAGGATATATTAAAGAAGAAAGTCACACAACATAATATAGATGTAAGAGAAACAAACCATGAGATTGAATTGCTAGAAGAAAGAATAAATGGTCTAAATGAACAAATGGGTCTCTTACAAAAATCTCGTGATAAGAAGATAAAGAAGTATGAGAATACCATAAAGGAGACACAAGAGAATATACAAAAGGTTATGAATGATGTTGTTCAAGAAGATAAAGAGATTGATAAAAAGAAAGAAGGCATAACTAATAAGAAATCAAATGAAGATAGATTAACTGAGACACTAGATTTAGAAAGACAATTGGAACAAGCCAGAGCTAAAGCTGACCAAGATGTCTTATTCTATCAAGAGAACGATGATTGTCCAACATGTAAACAAGGGTTAGATGAAGAACACAAGAAGAAACACATTAAGGAAAGAAAAGCTAAATCGAATGAAATCCAGAAGGCGCTCAACGAGATTGCTCAAACAATCGATGCCTGCCACGATGAAATCCAAAGAATAAATCTTATTCAAGATGAAATAGAAAAACTGCAAAGAAACATTGGATTACATCAAACAGAGATTTTATCTAATCAGAAATACATAGACAAATTGAATCAAGAGATTAAAGATTTAAAGAATGAGACTTCTGTTGATGCTAATGTTCATGATAAATTGACCACAGCAGAAGATGATTTAGATACTTTACATATTAAGAAAGAAAGTCTAACTGATAGACAACATTACTACGACCTCGCAACAACCCTATTAAGAGACCAAGGGGTGAGGCAGAGAATTATTAAACAATATGTTCCAGTAATGAATAAGATGATAAACAAGTATCTGGCCAATTTAGAATTTTATGTTGGGTTTGAATTGAATGAAGCATTTGAAGAAACAATCAAATCCAGATTTAGAGATGTATTTAAGTATGATAACTTTTCACAAGGTGAGAAGATGAGAATTGACCTTGCATTACTCTTCACATGGAGAGCAGTCGCAAGAATTAAGAACTCAGTAAATACAAACATACTTATA